GCGGCACGGCGTTTGGATATTCTGCAGCGTGGCTAGCGTCCGGTGCGCCTGAGGCTACTATAACAACCCTGAACCCCAAGCAACATGAAGCAGCGGGTGCCAGAAAAAACTTGACGCCGTGGTCGAATGTTGAGGTCGTGGAAATGACCAGCGTTGACTTTTATCACCAACTAGACGTCGGCTTGGAGCACGGCATGATATTCATTGATGGTGATCATAAGCATGTTGCCGCCGACCTGATTTACTGGAATGCCGTTAAGCCGGGTGGCTATATCGTGTTTCATGATTATGCTCCGGAAAATTCCGGGCGCCCGTGTCCGCCAGCATTTGACACCCTGAACAAGGTTCGAGAAGCACTCAAAAGGCCGTTTGATGTTGAGGTTATAGACTCAGAGTTGGTTGGGTTGGTTGGCTTCCAACGTCGAGAAAATGAAACGTGGGCCAGCCTGAGCGTCCCCACAGATTACGCACCGTGGAAGGTGCAATACCAGCCGGTCAAAAAATGGGTGGTGAATGATGGCGATTAATTTGTATGCGAGTGTAGATGAGTTAAAAGCTAGGCTAAACATCACTAGCACAGATGCTAGCCGCGACGCTTCCTTGCAAACAATCCTCGATGCCGCCGCGTCTGGAATTGATCGTTATTGTTTGCGACCTGATGGCTTTGTGGCGTTGGCAACCCCAACAGCCAGAACATTTAATGGCTCAGGCAAACCTGTGCAAAGGATTGATGATTGCGTTGAGATTACTCAGGTAGCCGTAAAAGACAGCCCAACCGATGATGATTATACAGCGTGGGATAGCATGGACTGGGTGGCTTTTCACGGGCCAACCCACAAGCCAAATTTCAATGGCTTACCATATACCGCGCTGATGGTCACGATAAATGGGGATTATAGCACGTTCACAAGCGGGCAAGTTGGAAACCACAAGAACGGATGGGGCTTGACAACCAACACCGTGCAAGTTACTGCACGATGGGGGTATGCTGATTCTTGTCCTCCGCTAATTACTGAGGCGACCATACTACAGGCCGCCAGGTGGTGGAAACGAGCGCAAAGTTCTTGGGCCGACACATTGGCTAACTCAGATATGGGGCAACTTATGTATCGCCAGACTGTAGACCCCGACCTACGGCAGATGCTGGATAATGGCCGCTTTGTGCGACAGATGGTAGGCTGATATGCCCGTTTCAATACCAATTAAATTTGAAATTATCGACGACAAAAATAAAATAGAGGAGCTTGCTCAAAAGGCCAACGAACTTCACGGCCCTGATATGGTTCACGGTATACAACGGGCAACAAACATTGTTCAAAATCACGCAAAAATAGAAGCGCCTGTTGATACCGGGCGTTTGCGTGGCAGCATTACAAGCCAGATAAATGTTCGAACCAGCTCATATTTTGACCCCGTTGTTGAGGGGATTGTTGGAACCAATGTCAAATACGGGTTATATATGGAAGCTGGAACCAAGCCGCATATGCCGCCAATTAGCGCGCTAGAAACATGGGCTAGGCGGCACCATACAACCGCGTGGAGTGTTGCGCTTGCAATCGCAAAACATGGGACAAAGCCAAGAAACTATTTTGACAAGGCTTTTAAGATTGCAGCCCCTAAGGTTGAGAAAATCATAGGCGGAGTGGTGTCTGGAATTGTAAATAAAATGGGGGATTAAATGGCAGTTACAATTTACGATACCACCGAGGCTATACGAAGCACGCTAGAGGATGTGGCCGGGCTTGCAGTTAGCACCGCTAATGAAACCTTGCGTGAAGGCATGAACGACCTACCAGCTATTCAAGTGTACTTTGAGACACTGGAAGCTAGCTTGGGAAGCCAGACAGAACGCAAAACATTCGGCGCGGGTATTCGCTCGAATATGTGGAGGTTTCATATCGACGTTTATGTCAAGCAGCGTAGTAACCTCGGTGATGATATGGCAAAGGTTGCTAATTTAACCGATGCTGTTATAGATGTTCTTGAGGCGCAAGTTGATACACCACCGTTCGGGCTAGACGGATTACATAATTTCAGGTATACTGCGGAGCGTGTAACGTTCACGTATGGCGATACTGATACGACCTATGTTGGTGTGAGATTTGTTGTTAGCCTATTAGCTGGCTAAGGAGATAAAAATGGCAGTGACAACCACGGCCCTTGTGGCCACGAATTGTGTTATCAAAGTAGATAATGCAGCGGGGACGCTGGTCGATATCAGCGGCCAAAGCAATAAGGCTGAAATTCAGTTTAACAATTCGGTAGCTGAATTCCGCCCATTTTCAACTCAGTGGAACATGCGAGTCGTTGTCGGAAAAGATGCGCCTGTCACATTGTCCGGGGTGTATTCCGGGAATGATGCTGAAGCCCTCGGTTTGTTGCGCACGTGGTTCTTTGGCGGTGATGATAGTGCCCGGACTGTGGAAATCTATGTTCCAGATGAAGATCCCGGATCAGACATATTTTCCGGTGAGTTTGTGTTGTCAAGCTTGAGTGTTCCGCTTGACAGTGAAGCAGACGATTATGTTCGCTGGACGGCTGAGCTACAACCCACCGGGGCCGTTTCGCACGCCGAGGTAACTAGCTAATGGCGAAGCGAAATAATGTTCGCCGTCATGATGCAAGCGTGGTGCAAGGTGAAGGGGCTTTTGTGGTAATTCGCTCTGTAACGTGGGGTGAAGCAAAAGCGGTGCGTGCCGAGTTTGAAGCGCTATCAGATAGCGAAAAACTAGCACGCAATGACCGTTTTATCGCAGAACACGTTGTAGACTGGAACTGGGTAGACGATGATGATAAGCCCCTTCCCTTGCCCCGGGATGAGCCAGCGATTGTTGACCAACTAACGAGAGAAGAAATTGAGTATCTAAACGCCCTGATGACTGAAGGGGAAAACACAAAAAACTAATTCGTGCAGTGCAAACGTGGCATTGGGTGGGCGAAAGCCCACCCCCGGAATACCTAGAATTCCTGCTTATCCAACGCGTTTATCACTGCACACCATCTGAGCTTGATAAACAAGACGCCGCAATAGTCGATTTACATACAGGTTTTTTGCTGGCAGACCTAGAAGCAGAAAACAACCGCATGAACAACCGGGTGATTCGCAAAAGCGGAAAGCGGAAAAATGGCTAGAAACGTTGTCGAAATTGTCATCAAAGCTACTGACAATGCATCAGCTACCTTTAAAAAGGTGACAGACAATTTCAACTCCAGCATGACAGATGCCGGAAAGCGCATGGCAAAGACTGGCATGCTGCTTGGCGGTTCCATGCTGCCAGCGGTTGGCGCGCTGGGTGTTGCGGTTAAAACTGCGAGTGAATTTTCCGCAAGCATGACCAATGTTCAAGCCGTCCTCGGTGCTACAGATGGCCAGATGCGTGCCTTGTCAGATGATATTTTGGCAGTAGGAGCAAACACGCGCCAGGGGCCACAAGCGGTAGCGGAAGCATTTTACGACATCGTTGGTGGCGTGGCTGATGCCAGCACGCACATGGCGATTTTAGAAGCCGCCGTTTCGACCGCTCAAGCCGGTTCGGCGGATCTGGGCGGCACGACCTCGGCGCTTATTGCTGTTATGAATTCGTATGGTTATGCCGCAAGCGATGCAGCGTTCGCCTCAGATGTATTAACACAAACCGTTGGTATGGGTGTTGGAACAATGGACGAGTTTGCTATGGCCTTGCCGCAGGTGGCGGGCTTGGCATCGTCCCTGGGTATCAGCTTTGATGACCTCGGTTCTGGCATGGCGTTTATGACAACGAAAGGCTTCACTGCTGCTGAAAGTGCAACGAAGCTACGCGCCATGATGACCGCCATGTTAAATCCGAATGAGCAGATGAAGCAGTCTTTTCGCGAAGCTGGATTTGCATCTGCTGATTTGGCTATTGAGCAATATGGACTGGTTGGAGCATATCAACAACTAGCAGCGGCAAGCCCAACCTTCCAGACAAACATGGCCGCCGCGGTGGGTTCCGTGGAAGCTTTGGGTGGCGTGATTGCCCTTACTGATGATGCTTTTGTTGAATTTAACGATGATTTTATTGACGGTACTGAAGGTGCAACGGCTGCGGCGGAAGCTATTCAAATGGATAGTTTCGCAGCGCAAATGGACTTGCTCAAGTCTTCTATCGCCGCACTTACAATTACGATGGGCAATATATTTTTACCCATGTTGACTAAGTTTGTGCAACTAACAATACCGATTGTTACCGGCCTGATTCGCTGGGTCAAAAATCACGAGACCCTAGTTCGGAGCTTGGGGCGTTCTGCAGCGATAATCGCAGCGTTTGGTGGCTCCCTTGTTGTTGTCGGCGGTGTTCTGGCCGGGCTTGGTACAGCACTGGCGTTTATTGCTTCCCCGCTCGGTCTAGTTGTTGCCGCGTTTGTTGGACTCTCATATGCTTTTGACCGCATGGCGGCAATTAACACGAACCTCGTACCAGGTCTAAAAAACGCCATCATGCTTCTAGGTGAAGGAAGCTTAGAGGGTGCTTTGATCAGCTTAGACCTGGCGTTCGGCCTTACATACGGAACAATGCAATCGTGGGTGGACACGATTGTTGGGATACCAGCCAAAGTTGCAGCGGCAGATTTTAGCGGTGTAATGACAACCGTTAGTGATGCGCTGGCAAGTGTGGGACTTGATACGACAGTACTAGACTTAACCACATTGTCCACGTCACTTTCAAGCGCTTTGTCTAATCTGACATTAGATGTTACTAGTATCGATTTTGGCCCGCTTGCCAGTACAGTAGGTAACCACCTATTCGACATTATAAAATTAGCCTTACCGCTCATCTTCGGTGGTGGCTTCCTGGGCATGGCCGCGTCGGCTGTAGTTATGGCTATTAGTAGTGATTTCTTGGGATTGAGAACGGCCATCGAGAATAGTACGATTGGTCAAAAGCTAACCGATGCCGTTGGCTTTATACCCGACACGATTAACGGTGTGCTAGAAAGCATTGGTAGCAGCGGTGAAGGTGAAGGTGGTGGAGGCTCAAATGCCCTTTCAGGCGTCATTAGTGGTATCACTGATGCATTAAGCCCGTTGTGGGATTATACGCTTGAGGCTGTGCAGCCCTTGATCGACGGCATCAGCTCCCTTGCAAGCGGCGTTGTGGGATTCTTGACCGCATTCAAAGACACCCAAACAAGCAATATTGTTTCAACGCTAAAAGCAATAGCCGAGGGTTTGTTAGCTTTGCTTGGAGCCGTTGGCAAATTCGCATTGTTCCTTGTTGGCGGAATAATTGAAAATTTCGGTAATTTTTTGCCCAAGTTTGGTGAGGCCCTTAGCGGTTTTGTGACGGGTATTGATCAAATTCTTGGCGGGAATTTTGTCGAGGGCTTGACCACAATTGGCAACGCTATTATTGATTTTATCTCCGGATGGGCGAATTTGTCCATACATAACATAGTAACGCTAATCAACTCAATTTTGGGGCTTGTTGGGTTAGACGTTAGCACCATCACAACGGCATTGTCTGACATCGGCACCGCTATTTACGATGAAATTGTCGGCGCGTTCAATGATATGGTAACTGCAGTGAGCACGGCGATATTCGGTACTGGGGAAGCTGGTGATACATCTCTTATTGGCACGATAACGTCAATCCCAACCAGCATCACAGACGCCATTGGCGATTTTGCCACATTCATTACCGACACTTTCGTTAGCCCGTTTACAAGTGCTGTTACTGCAATCATTGAGGCTTTTACCGGTATTGGCCAAGATATTCTGGACAAGATCACGGAAGAGTTGAACTCAGTTGGCGATATTGAAATACCCGTCTTGGGTATATCGCTAAACGATGTTGGTGGCGCAATTGGGGGCCTATTGGGTATGGATTCTGGTGGGCACGTTAATCCAGGACAAGGCTATATAGTAGGAACCGGTGCGCAGCCTGAGCTATTTGTACCCAACACTGCCGGGCGCATGTATCCCGCTGGAACTTATGCCACGACCAGCGGTGGCGGCGGAGCATCGTACAACTTGGATGGAGCAACCATCGTGGTTAACAACCCGGCAAACATCCGGCAGTTATTAGATGACTTGGGGCGTGAGGCGCGTAGGCAAAACCGGACAGCGAGGGCCGCGCTATGACATTCACGCGAATTGTAGAAGTTGACTTCGGAAGCGATGGAAGTTGGACTGATATAACATCGTATACATTAGATGTTAATGTTGTCCTCGGTTCTAGCGATCCCGACCGCCATGTTGCAGATATTGGTAATGCGACAATAACTCTGATGAACACAGACCGCAGGTTTAGCCCCGACTATTCTGGCGGGCCGTACTATGGAGAAATCATTCCCGGGCTTCCCATACGAATATCTTGCTCAGATGGTGTCAATACGTGGCGAACATTCACCGGGTGGGTGATCGATTGGGTTGTTACCGCTGGACAATATGGTTCGCAGCGTGTTACTATCACTGCTCAAGATATTCTAGGGCGCTTACAAGACACGACAATTAGTCTGCCGCTGCAGGAGGGGCAAACGGCGGATTATGTGGCTAGGCTTGTAACTAGTACTGTCTTCAAGTCCGGCCTTGCTAGTGGTGATGCTGATATTTGGTACCCACTTGACGGGAATGAGGCTACCATTGGCGACAAAACCTATACGTGGAAATCCTCTTTAACCCCGCTTGAGGGTGAACTAGCAATGAATTCCCACAATTACGCTGCTTATTTAACCGATTATGGCGTAAGTTTAGCTGAAGCGGTAAATGGTGCCAGCGGTGCCGGAACCTATTACGCCGGAACAACAACCAAACATCCGGATGTTGCAGCAGTTGGTTATGCTGGACTGACCGTCTTTGAAACTGCAACCGGCACAATAAATTTAAATGACGCATCTGGAAACAGCAAAATAGGCGCGGCATTTAAATTCGGGCCAAATGTTGATGGGGATGAGCCGCGAGAAATTTATATTCGAAACATCTGGATTTTTGTTTTACAAGTTGGCTCGCCAACCGGAACGTTAACAATGAGGCTAGAGCACGGCGATAGCAGCGACAAACCATCTGGAACGCTTGTGCATGTTTCTGCTACCGCTACGGCTGATGAAAGCGCCGCGTCTGGTTGGGTGAATTTTGACTTTGGTGACGGTTTTACAATACCATATGACGGCAACGGAACTAGTGATTGGTATTGGTTAGTATTGAGCACAGACCGAAGCCCAAGCGCAAGCAACTATACCGCGTGGTATTATGCATCGACTGTAAGCAGCAGTCGTTTAGCATATGCGACTTACTCCGGAAGTTGGTCAGCCGTCACCACCGGGTTAACCCCGTTGTTGATGCTGCCATCAACTGTTTTTCTTGAGGCTAACGTTCATGGCGCGTGGGGTAATGATATTGCGTTAAGCGGTACCGCCGGAAGGTTTAGAACAAGCGGTGCCACTTTCACCGGCGGAGCTGATGGGCCATCCGGGCTTGATTTTGACACGTGTATTATGACGTTGGAAACGTCGGGCGATATATGGTCGCCAGCTACAACTAACGCCTTAACCGCTATTGAGGATTTGATGGCGAGTGAGTACGGGTATTTTTGGGCGGCACGCGATGCCACATTGACCCTTGCTAATCAACAGTATGTTTTTCTGGCAGCAAACGACACAGCGGCTTTGACCAGCACTAATGATCACACAGATCAGGTTGTCCGGGTCTCGCGTGATGACATCAGAAATCACATTGTAATTTCCTACCGACCTCGGGCATGTGGAAGTTTGCAGGTTGTGGCCCGCTCAACAGGAACAATTACCATTCCGCCGAACGGTCGAAGTGGGGTTGTCGTAAACTGGAACCCTGCAAACATTTTGCCAGATGATGGCACATTGACCATCACGTTACCGTTCGTGAACCTCGAAAGCGGAAAAGTAACTGGCGCCAGGGATTTAATTCCGCTTGTGCCAGGAACTGATTATAAAATTTATGACACGCCCGACGATAGCGGCTATGAATATACTTACCTGCCTTACCTAAAAATATCATTGGCAATAACAGCAGCCGGGCTTACTGTAACGCTAGACAATAGTGCAATTGGCCCACTATATTTGCAAGGCTTACAGATACGTGGTTATCCTATCTTGAGCTATGATGTTATCCAGATGCAGGCTGATGACACTGACAGCCAAAGCGATTATGGAACACGAGAATGGTCATTTGAACTACCGTTCGCAGCCGATACCGCGGAGATTATGGCAAAAGCGCTAAGTCAATATGTGTTAAGTAGAAATAAATCGCCATACACAAAGACGGAAATGATCGCTTTTGACTGCGAAACCGAGGTTGGAGGCGTGCCGGTTATGTCCATCGAAATTGGAGATAAAATTACAATCACTGAGACACAAACAGCCATAGCCGGGCAAAGCTTCATGGTAATCGGCGTTGAGTATATGATGCCAGAGACAGGTTTAGGTCAGGCGACATTTCATGTTCGACGCTTAGATGATACAACATACTGGTTGCTAGAAGAAACCAATTTTAGCGAGTTGGACGAAACCACAATATTAGGATTGTGAGGTAACGACAATGACGTGGACAGCACCGCGCACGTGGTTAACTGGCGAACTTGTAACAGCAAGTTTGATGAATACTCATATTCGCGACAACTTGCTCCACCTGTATTTGTTCGATTTGTCCGGCGGGCGCACGGTAGATGTAAGTACGCTTAGCAGCTCTGTTAGCACGACCTCCACGTCATGGCAACAGGTTAACGCATCATGGGAGCTGAACGTTAGCGTCACAACCGGGCGCTTGCTGCTATTTTGCGGTGCGACTATACATGCCAACAACACTGGTGCCGGTGGCTATCATCGGCTATGGGATGATACCAACAGCACAACGCTGGAGGATTATGCTGTTGCTGAACGGAATTATAACAAATACGTTTATCGCTGGTATTTGTTCGACAGCCTAACACCGGGGACGACATACACATATTATATGCAGCATAAAAGTGGCGGCACAACAACTGTTACAACAGACAGGAAATCACAGCTCTTGGCGTTGGAGGTTTAGAGATGCCAACATACAACGTAAAAGTTAATTTTGAGCTAATAAACAAAGAGCTGGCGCAAATCGCTACATATCGTGGCGCAAGCTATTCCGATAATACGTTGAGTGTGTTCTTATCTGATGATGTTACAAAGGACGATATCGCAGCGGTAGACATCATCGTTGCATCACACGACCCGGACGAACTAACAGACCAGCAGGCCGTCACGCAGCAAAGCGAGGCGGCCCGCGATGAGCTGCAAGAGTTGATCGCCGAACGTCTGGCTTGGCACGCGGCCAACCCGGCGGACGCGGCAAACGCGGCGGATGTGCTAGCGCGGATGCAATACGAGTGGGTTTTGTTCCTAACATGGTTGCAGGGAAATAGTTGGTAGACTTATGACAATAGACAATCACGCCGTAGAACTCATTTTTTCTATAGCCGTTGCCGTAACGGGTATTGTTGTCGCCATGACACGATATTTTGTTTTGCGTGTTAAGAGTTTGGAGGCTGAGCAATCAGCGCGGTACAAGGCCGACCTAGATGGAACCAGTGCCGAACGTGATAAACTACGACAGGAAAATAGTGAACTGAGGAACCGCGTGCAACGATTAGAGCCGCTGGCAGCTATTGTGCCCGAACTGCAAAAACAACTAGACGAACTCCGCACGGAACTAGTTGAGGTTCGGATACGCTTAGATGATGCGGAGAAAAACCACGAAATCGCGCTAAACGAAAATCATGCATTAAAAGAAGAAAATCTGTCATTGCGCAAGAAATTATCTGAGATTGAATCTGAACGAAACACAATAAAAGCACGGTGTGAAGCACTGCAAGACGCGCTAAAGCTAGTCGGCAGTGATGAACAAATCGACAACACAAAATAACTGAGGTGAAACATGGACATCACGCTTGCAAACGACTCAAATGAAGTGATTAACCAGTTGTTGAATGTAGTATTGCCCCTAGCCGTGGCATTGTTGAGCATTGTTGTAACCGCACTGCTCGGTAGTGCATCGTGGAAAGCTATTCAAAAGTTCGTGGGCGATTTGCGCGGGTTGGTAGATGAACCGACCGATCCCGTAGTTATCGCAATTGAAGGTGTAGCAGAGTTTGTGCTCGACCGCGATCTTGATCGCCAGCTTATATCAGATTTGACTACAGCGGTTATTGACGCCGTGAGCAATGGTGAATAGATGTGAATGCAGCAGATATCATGGCCGGCACGGGTATAGACGAACGTATAAGCAAAATGAGTATTACCGACGCCAGAAAAGCCTATGCTCAGACCGAAATGCTGATAGAGATTTTGGCTTCTATCATCGAAGAAGCTAAAATAGATGGTGATGAGCGTTGGCGGAACATCATACCGCAAATCGAAGCATTAACCGAACGCAGAAATCTAGCTATAGCCAGATTGCGAGTTTTGGGGGAGCTGCCAGCTCCCCCGCAAATCACGATAACAGCGAACACCGTTAACACAAGCACGGAGGTGCATAACGGCCGAGGGTGATATCACACTCTATAATGACTTCAAAGAGCAGATTTTGAAGGGTGTACACGACTTAAGCAGCGACACAATCAAGGTAACGCTGCACACATCATATACACCAGATATTGACGCAGACCAAGTTTGGTCTGATGTTTCGTCCACTGAGTACGGTACAGGCTCGGGCTATACCTCGGGCGGTGCAACCCTGGCATCAAAAAGCGTAACGCAAGATGATGCCAATGACCGTGCGCTTTTTGATGCTGCAGACGTCACATGGTCGAGTTTGGGCCCGCTATCACCCGCAACGCCGGGGCACGCGATCATTTGGAATGACACGCCCAGTTCACCAGCCGACCCACTGATTTGTTATGTTGAGCTTGGCACAACCGCCACAAATGGTGGCGACTATACGTTACAATGGAACTCATCGCCCGCAGCCATTGTAAGCATCACCTAAACCGGTATCGTCATGAAATACCGCTGGGTTGTGTCGCCGTTGGTAGATGTGCGTCATTACGATGCCGAAACAGACACCTACGGCAAATTGTACAAAAAACCAAAGGTTGCCACGCTCATTGAACCTGAGCGTGGCAAGCCGTATCAGCACGCTTCGGTTGTGTCAGTGAACGGTTGGTGTTTATCACTGGTTGGCGCTGATGATTTTAGCGTATTGGCAAAAGATGCCGAATGCCGAGATTTGTTCGAACGTGATTTTGCCGTGCCGTTTGATGAAACCACGACAATACGCGACCTGCGGATGCCAACAACAAAGCTGATAACCCTGAAGAATGCGCTCATTGCACGCGAAGTGGATATGTCAGACGTAACGCTAGACACAACGGTTGCAGCCGTGCTATTGAAAACGCTAATCACAATCGACAAGCGTGCAGCACGTCTTTTGTTGGCCGTGAGGAGGTAAAATGGCGACGGTACATGATACCTTTACCGATGGCAGCGGCCAGGTGTCGCTTACCTCTCACACGCCAGATACCGACGGTACTAGTTGGGTAGAAGAGATAAACACCGGCTCAACATTAGAAGTTGATTGTTTCGGTTCGTCTGGTTATGCCGGCCCGGACAATTACGCCAATACTTATGAAGTGGTTGTAACATCACGACCAGACCCAAGCTCCGCGGAATACGACATTACCGCGGAGCTTAGCGGTGTTGAGGGATCAAGCGAAAGCGGTTCCAAACCGTGGGGGCTTGTTGCGAGATTTGACGGCACGGAAGATGATGCTTATATATTCCAGTTAATGCCGGACTCGTACGCGGAAAACGCTTACAAAATCTTTAAACGTGTCGGAGGAACTGATACTGAGCTTGCCAGTGTCGATGGGGCGACGGTTGTTGGGGATGTTTTTAAATTTGAAATTCGCGATGCATCGAAAAAAGTATACAAAAATTCGACAGAGATTTTAAGCACAAGCGATAATACAATTACAGATGCCGGAAGCGCTGGAATGGGTTGGGGTGACTACTTCCCCAATGGCGACCATGTGCGAACGGATTACCAAGTTACAGAATACAGTGTTGAAGAAGTAAGTTCTTCTAGTCCTGTTACAGTTGCTTGCAGCGAAGGTCAAGCTACAGGTGCAGGATTATCCCATCGGTTACGGCTGGAGCCGCTCAAGTCGCATGCACCGAAGGCCAGGCTATATGCGCGGGATTGTCCGCATCGGTTACGGCTGGAGCCGCTCAAGTCGCATGCACCGAAGGCCAGGCTATATGCGCGGGATTGTCCGCATCGGTAACCCCGGGCGCAGTTACCGTAAATGTAAATGATAGTGGCATTATAATAGTTACCGCCCTTGATGGTGACACGATCCCGGGTGGTGTATATGCAACATGCGC